AGCATAGGCCATAGGGATACAGGCAAGCACAGGATAATGCACACAAAGAATAACCTAGTAGATATCTCTAATAACATCAGAGATTACCCGTACAAATGGAAAATAGAAATAAATGCAGAATTCAATGGAGATGATCTATACCTAGAGTCCAGAGTATTTGTTTTGTTCTGTAAGCTGTCCGGAGTTAATGAGTGCTGGTTCAAGACAATGGAACAGCTGTTCGAGGAGGCTAATATGGATGATTATGTGACAACTCATGTGAGTGCCAGTGTATTACCTGGCATAGAGATAACCGAAAAAGACTATGAATGGACTGATATTGATTAACTATTAATCTCGTTCCACTTCGTTTCGTGAATAAAAATAGAGAGGCAATAAATGTTTAAAAATGACGGCAATATTCCAATAATACTGGCAGCCTGGCTTTGCAGCGACACCTACGATTATGAAGCAGGCGTAATTAGTGCAACCAGTCTGATAAAACCTATAAAACAGATTATCCTAGGCAACAGGGAAGGAGCCAAGATACAGGACAAAGATATAGCAGAGCTGGTTCCCTCTTCATTTGGTACTGCAATTCACTCAGCGATAGAAAATGTATGGCTAGGTGACTATAGAACGCCCCTTAGGAAGCTCGGTTACTCGCATAACTTCATAGATAACATATTAATAAATCCTAAAGCAGAAGAGCTCGGTGAGACCTCTTTTCCTGTGTATCTGGAACTGCGTAGTTACAAGGAAATACTGGGGTACAAGGTATCAGGTAAGTTTGACCAGATTGTTAATGGCACTATTGAAGACAACAAAAGCACATCAGTATGGGCATACATAAACAAAAGTAACGATGATAAATACAGGCTACAGCTGAGTATTTACCGTTGGCTCAATCCTAAGCTGGTTACTAATGATACAGGTAGTATTAATTACATATTCACAGATTGGTCTGCTTCCAAGGTTAAAACTACAAAGGGGTACCCAATATGCCGTGTATTGTCATACCCATTAAAGCTTATGAGTTTAAAGGCTACTGAGAGCTATGTGAGGGACAAATTAGAGGCTTTGAAGCGGTATGAAGGAAAAGAGGAGAGTGAGCTACCGGAATGCACTGGAGAGGATCTATGGAGACGTGCCTCAGTATTTAAGTATTACCGTAATCCGGAGAAGATGACCCGCAGTACAGGTAACTTCGATAATGCATATGAAGCAAATTTAAAGTTAGCTGATAATGGTGGAAAAGGAATCGTTATTGAAAAGAAAGGGGAAGTGGTTGCTTGCAGATACTGCAGTGCGTTTCCTATATGTAAACAGAAAAACGAGTATCTGCTGGATGGGACGTTAAATATCTGAGAATAAAAACAATAAAATAGAGGCAATACTATGAAAAATATTAGTGACATGGAATACCACAGAAAAACAGAAGAAATAGTGAAAATAGTATGCCAAAAGACACAGAACACTGATCCATTGTTTTTCAGGGTATTGACTAATTATTACCTCATGGTAATGGCATCAATGATGCGATGTAATATTAATACCAAAGACAGAGGGGTAATCCCTGTAAACATGTATGCCATTAACTTAGGCAACTCTGGCTTAGGTAAGGGCTACGCAACAAACATATTGGAAGAGCATGTAATAGACAAGTTCAGGGATAAATTCCTGAACGAGACATTCAATATCATAGCTGACATCAATATAGCTAAAGTAGCAGTAGATAGATCCAAAATAAAAGGCAGTGACCCTGAGGATGAGCTCAGTAAGGCAATAAAAGAGTTCAATGCCATAGGGCCACTATTATTTTCATTTGATAGTGGTACCTCACCCGCCGTTAAATCAATGAGGCATAAGCTGCTAATGGCAAAAGCAGGATCAATGAATCTGTTCATTGATGAGATTGGTTCTAATTTATTGGGAGCCACTGATGTACTCGCTACATTCTATGAATTATATGATGTAGGTAAGGTTAAAAATAAGCTCATTAAACATACAACAGAAAACTTAAGGAACGAGGAAATACAAGGTAATACCCCTACGAATATGATGCTACTGGGGACGCCTTCAAAGCTACTGGACGGGAGTAAAGTGGAAGATGAGCTCTACACTATGCTGGAGACTGGGTACGCTAGGAGATGCTTCTTTGGTTATTCAGATAGATCCAGTAGCCTGAAACAGCTGTCTCCTGAGGAGATATATGAGCTGACTACGGACAGTACCGCTGACGCCACATTAGAAAGATTTTCTAAGGAATTCGAGAATCTGGCAGACATAGGTAATTTCAATATGAGCATTAATATGTCTAAGAAAGTCACCCTGTTATTGATAGAATACAGAGTGAAATGTGAGAAGAAAGCATCTCAGTTACCTGACCATGATGAGATGAGAAAAACTGAAGTAGAGCATAGGTACTTCAAAGCAATGAAAGTTGCTGGCGGCTACGCGTTTATTGATAGATCCAGTGAAGTAACAGAAGATCATTTGTATAACGCAATAAAGTTTACCGAAGAATCAGGTGAAGCATTCTCCAGGATATTAACCAGAGAGCGTAACTACGTTAAGTTAGCTAAATTTATTTCTACTGTTGAAGGAGAAGTTACCCATGCTGACTTGGTGGAAGACTTGCCATTCTATAAGGGCACTGAGAACCAGAAAAGAGAACTGCTGAATCTAGCTATAGCCTATGGGATTAAAAATAATATAGTCATTAAAAAAAGCTTTGTCGGTGGTGTGGAGTTCCTGTCAGGAGACTCTCTTAAGGAAACTGATTTAAATGAAATGATAGTGTCATACAGCACTGACTGGACAGAAGGCTATAGCAATGAACGTGTACCTTTCGATAGCCTGCATAAGCTCACACAACAATCAGATTATCATTGGATCAACCATCACCTGATAGAGGATAAATGATGTCGTACAGGAATGAAAAAAACTGTATTGAAGGGTTCAATATGGTTGTAATAGATGTGGATAACGGGGCGTCCATAGAGGAAGCCAAGTTACTCCTTTGTGCATATAAATATCTCATGTGTACCACCAAGAGATGCACGGATGATAACAATAGATTCCGCATTATTATGCCTATGAACTATGAGCTGAAATTAGCGGCAGATGACTACAAGGAGTTCATGAATAATATATACGAGTGGCTACCTTTTACCTGTGATGCACAGACTGATCAACGTAGCAGGAAATGGGCTACTTACAGCGGAGAGTACTGGTACAACAAAGGAGAGTTAATTAATTCTCTGTTATTTATACCAAGAACTGCCAAGGGAGAAGAGCAAAGAAAATCAATAATGAGTTCCAGATCTCTGTCCAATATAGAACGCTGGTTCATTGATCATACGGGCAGAGGCAATAGGAGTAATCAGCTAATTAAGTATGCGCTTATGCTGGTAGATAGCGGAGCTGATATAGATGTAGTGAAAAATAAACTGGAAGAACTTAACAATAAACTGGCAGATAAATTAAGTAGCAATGAGCTGTCAACTACCATATTGCTTACTGCTGCCAAGGCAGTAAGCAGAAGAAAAGAGGAACAGAATGAATAATAATATTTTGCTTATATCAGGCAAGAGCTCCACCGGTAAAAGCATGAGCCTAATGGGTCTTAAAGAGCCAGAAGGAGTCATGTATCTTAACTGTGAAGGCAATAAATCTTTACCTTTCAGAAACAAGTTCAACTGCTACACCATAACTGATCCATTGCAGGTAGTAGAGGCAATAGATAAAGCTGAGAACATGGCCAATATTCATACTATTGTGATAGACAGCCTCACTTACATGATGGATATGTTTGAGACTGTATATGTACTTACCGCAGCAAATAGGATGGCTGCATGGGGAGACTACTGCCAGTTCTTTAAGAAAATGATGTCGCAGAATGTAGCAATGTCCACCAAGAGAATCATATTCACCGCGCATACAATGGACGTGCTAAATGAATCAGAAATGATCAATGAGACACTGGTTAAGGTGAAGGGTTCGTTGATGAATACAGGCATAGAAAGCATGTTCTGCACTGTACTAAGCACCAAGAAAGTGCCTTTAAATAAACTAGCAGATCAAAAGTCAAACCTGCTGGTGATAACTGATAAAGAAAAGAAGAGAGAGTACAAGTACGTATTCCAAACGTCCCTGACAAAAGAGACGGTAAATGAAAGAATCCGAAGCCCCATTGACATGTGGGACGACGATGAAACGTACATTGATAACAATGTGCAAAACGTACTGGATAGAATCCAGAAATACTATAAATAATGAGGATTTTTATGCAAATTGAAAGTTTAAAAATTGATGACAGCATCAAAGAAGGAGGCGACTCTTTAGGAGGCGCTGTATTAATTGAATCTGGTTTATATGATGCAAATATAGAGATGGCTTATTTAAGCACCTCTAAGGGTGGCGCGATGGCTTTGAATGTCGTGTTATTAATCGAAGGTGAATCAGTGCGTCAAACGATCTATATGACCTCTGGCACAGCGAAAGGAGCACTTAATTATTACATTGGCCGTGACGGTCAGAAAGTTTACTTGCCCGGATTCCAACTGGCTAATTCTATTGCTTTATTGACAGTAGGTAAGGATATATCTGATGTTGATGTCGAAGAAAAAGTAATAAAGCTATGGGACTATGACGCGAAGGGCGAAGTGCCCACAAAGGTCAAAGTGTTCATGGAGCTACTTGGCAAGAAAATCAAAGTAGGAATGATTAAACAGATCGTGGATAAAAATGTTAAAAATGATGATGGTACATATGTGCCTTCTGGTGAAACCAGAGATGAAAACGAGATCAGCAAAGTGTTTCATATTGACAGTGGTTTGACTGTTACTGAGATTAAAGCTGAAGCTACAGAGCCCGGATTTATAACTAAGTGGGTAGAAAAGTGGAAAGGAGTAACAAAGAATAAAGCCAAGGGTGCAGGAAGTACTGCTACCAGTAACCCTGCAGCTACATCTGCACCTAAACCTGCTAAGAGCTTATTCGGTAACTAGCATGGAAACAGCATACATATCCTGTGACCCCGGAGCAAAGGGGTCATTTTGTCTGCTAGTTCCTACGTTAGGGCATATAGAGTTTTACCCGACAAATGAACTGCCTATTAATATTATTTCTTGGCTCAAAGATGCAGAGAGCAAGTATAAAATAAAGGTAATTATGCTGGAAGATGTACATGCAATATTCGGTACATCTGCAAATTCTAACTTTAAATTCGGGTATAATGTAGGTGTGGTAAATGCTCTGTGTGCCAGTACAGGAAGCATGGTAGATAGGGTATCCCCAAAAAAATGGCAGAAGGAATTGGGCATCACTGCCAAAGGAAAACTCATCAAAAAGGCAGTGGCAGAAAAGATACTAATGCTGTATCCAAAGGCTGTGATAAAAGGGCCAAAAGGTGGACTATTAGATGGTAGAAGTGATTCTCTATCTATAGCTCATTTTGCTTTACTTAAATATTAGGAGAATTAAGTGGAATTAAAATTAAATAACGAAGACGTAAACAAAGCCATTCGTCAGTACGTAGAGGGGCTTGGCATGGATCTGAGTGATAAGCATGTGTATGTAAATACATCACAAATCAGAAAAGGTGATGGCGGTACTGAAGCTACTATTACTTTCTCTGATTCTCTAATTGATGTACTTACAACAGCTACTTCACCAAAAGAAGATAATGTAACTGAGCTGCACAAAGAAACACCTGTTGTAGAAGAAACGGAGGAGGTTAAATCCAATAACGGTTTATTCTCTTAATGACCAATCCTGACGATATTATGGTCTTCATCATACCGATGTTAGTGGGGGTGATACTTTGGTTCATAGCACCCGTTCTCATAGTAATAGTGATGGCTTATGTCGCCTTTCGTGTCAAAGAAATGCTGGACAGGAAAGACGACAAAGAGTAATCACACGTTAAGGATAAAGTAAGTTAGTAATCGGTATATCGGCAATACTGGACAAGGCGGAGAATGGGTTAAGGTTAAACTTATTCATTGCTCCTCCTATGCTCAGTGTGTCATATATATCAGGTACATCTAGCAAGGCATTCTGCAGGATTAGTGAAGTAGCTACTCTAGCAGGATGCTTAGTTAGATTTTTACGGGCCACCGAGATGATACCTATCAGGTATTTAGAGAACATCACTCCACCGATAGATTCAAGGTAATGCAGCCCCTGATGCTGTAATACGTCATATTGGATAAACGTACTCATAACAGAGTCATAGGACTCTGCAGCAGTCATTTTACCCTTCTTCATATTGTGCTTATGTAACACATACCGAGCCACGAAATCACTCATCTGAGTCACACTACGTAATGCCTGATAAACAGGATTATCATGGGTCAGGAATACATAACCTCCTACCGTTTTAACCTTGTCAGGTATAGCCTTAGCTATAGGATTAAATATCTTTTGTAGCTGTGAATCATGGACAGTATCAGTATCCTCTATGTCATCAACAATAACCTGATATAAACCAGCATCAATAAGATCAATAACAGGGTTACGTCTAATCCTGCTCTCAAAGGCACTTATATTACTTACAAGTTTGGCTCTCTCTGCTGTCGTTAAGGTTTCATTAGCCAATCTGAATTGGAGCTTATCGAGTGCTGACAGATCTTTCTGATATTTATGAATAGCAATAAAGCCATCATATGTATCCCTGGCTATGGCAGTAGCAGGTACACCCTCAAACCATAAGAATGTAAGGTTACTCCCTATATTGCCGAGTAAAACTTCCAATCCTTTAACAACTATCGTGTCCTTAGCTATGGATACTAAATCCTTGTACGCATCCTCACTTGCTCTAATACTGGTATCATTAATTATATTGAGAGTAATCATCGAAGCAATATCTACGCTTTGTCTATATCCCTTACCCCAAACAGAATCAGAATCCCTTAAATTAGTTATACTCCATTCCCTGTAACCAAAAGTCATACGCATCATTTCTGTGCGAACGTATATAGGATTATCCCCATACTTATTATTGATATACGCCTTACTATCCTCAGGCAATAAATTATAAGCCTGTATGCCTTCCTTGGTATTAACCCTAGGGCCTATCTCCGTGTAGCGTTGAGGGTCAGCACTAAAATTACTAGCATAATCAGAGTGAAGTAAATCAATAGTCTCTTCATTTTGCTTCTTGGTTTCCTGCTTATCAAATACTGAGCTTCGGGTATTACCTAGGATGGATGAGAAATCCATATCCCTGCTCAGGAGCTTTCTTTTGTTCTCATTAGACATTTCATATCTATATCCCGAGAACTCGCCTCTGGCGTTCAGTATGGGAGTCACAGAGTCCGTATGAGGGGTACGACTGGCAGATGGGCTAACAAGAGACTGCAATTGACGCCTTAGTTTCTTCCTTTGCATCTGTGCATCATTGGTCATATTGGCAACATGGATACCCGCGTGCTGATCAATGGATTGTATAGAGGTACCTGAAGAATCTTTATCTGTAGTGGAGATAGTCCCGGAAATGAACCTGCCTAAAATATTAGCTCTGGCAGTGTATAGATATTTCTTATCAGACTTATCATTGGAATCCGGATCAGGATTGATAACATCACCACGGGTATAACCACGACGCAATAACTCTTCTCCTTCTAACTCTGTAGCGTAGGTAAAAGACAAGTTAGGGTCGTATGCATCTCTGGTATAGCCCATAGTTGTCTGGTACGGGTTATCAAATATCTTGGCATCGGCTTCTGCTATGTTGTCATTAATGACTGACAAGGTAGTCGTAATACCATTATTTTTAGGGTCAACGGAATGCTCTCTAATAATAATCTCAGCTAACCTGGATTTATCTCCGGTGTCAGTAACAGCAAGTGCTTCTAGTGCAGACAGAATATGTATCAATCTCTCTGCTTTAACCAGATCACCCCTAGGAACTATTCCCCTCTTAGCGAATGCAGGGTCTTTCAGGAAAGTCATATCAGCAATGGCTTTGGTATTACGAAGGGAATTATCTACGCCTTCAGCTGACTTGCCTGTAGCTAGTAGGCTACCTA